GCGCCTGCGGCTTCTCTCTTAAGGAACAGTTCAGCTTCTTAGCTGAATTAAGTTCTCTACACTACACCTTACGGTGTAGCGCCAATACCAGGTATGGTTACCTAGTATCGATCCACCCGCGATGCAGCCGAAGACGTCGCGAGACGTCTCTAGACGGTATTGCAAGGTGGCCGCTGCTAACTGGTTCGGGCTTTGCCCGAGACAAGGTAGCTAGCGATTCAAGCACATGGTTCCAACCATGAGAGTCGGCAGGGCCGACCTCCTTGAATCTCCAGACGCTAGTCACTGTCTTTTGGAATCGTTGATTCTTCCGAAAGGAAGGACACGATCTTACAAGACGATGATCATCGGTGTACTCTACGATACCACCATGGTGACGATTATTCGTAAAGAATATCCGTTTACCATGGCGTTTTCGCATGAGACATCGAAGCGACCGGTAGGCCTCCCCTGAAGCATCATCATATCCGGCAAGGCGAAGTCGCATTGCCATATCTGATAGTGCTTGTAGGTCCGTCGGGTGTTCGGCATTGAGGGTAGTCTTCCATCGAACCGGAGTGACGTCTACGCCATTAAAGGCATCTACGCCGCACGATTCGCGAAAGGCTCCTCGCCAAAAGGATTTCTCCTTATTGACGAGTAGTCCAAAGCTTTCGAGCGAGTCGACGACTCTCTCTACAACTTCGGTTGGAACCTCAATGTCATCACCGAACACGAATGCAGAGCCTGGGATTCTGAATCCCATGCGCTCCATTGTGGCCACACAGATACTCCAGAAGACTAAACTCTGCACAGGAAACGTAGTTGCGTTCCCCATAGGAGCGTAGCAGTGCACAGGGGCGCGGACGCGATTTCTCGCATCCATGTCATAGTACACTTCTGAAGCACGACAACATCCGAAGTACTTATATTTCTCTCCGAAGAGATACTGTACAAGCTTATCGGATATACGGTCGGAGGCCTCTTTCATATCGATTGTCGCAAATTTGCGATTCCTCGATGCGATCAAGGCAATCCGACCGTTGACAGTCTGGTCATTGAATCGGATCTGGCCTCGCGGCCATGGACCGATACAATACCGTTTGGAGCCGATAGCGCGCTCCAGCTCGCGGCGAACACCTTGCTGAATCCAAATGGCTTCAGCAGGATGTACGCAAATCAAACGCGGTCCACGAGTGTCTTTCGGCACTGCGTGGAGCTTACATTTGATCACCTGGGAATGATCCATATCATCCCATCGTGCACAATGCTCGGCGTTTTGCGCCAAGCAGAACCAATCACTAAACGGGTATACGGCTTCAATAGACGTATACAAGTGCTCCCACGAATTTTTATTCGTGAGAGCTGCGCCTGGACCATGGCTCGGTTTTATCCGGTCGCCGTGGAACATGTACAATACTGATTGGCAGTGTTTGCGAGCGCGGTCTAGCAATACGGGGCATTGAGTCGCAAGACTCTTCCCCCAGTTGCCAACAACCGCATTGGTACGAAAGAACCCATCAAGGGCTCTTTCGGTAGTCTGTCTGTCGTGTGGGACCTCGGCTTTATAGCAGAACAGGAGAAGTTGCCGCAACAGACGTAGCATCTTTGCTTCCACAACGGAAGCAACTACTAGTCTGCGCAACCATACTGGGAAAAGATCAAGATTGGGCTTTCGCCCATCCTCGATTGAACGCAGTACTTCCTTCTCTAGCTTAGGAGCTTCAATAAGCACCCATTGTAGGCCCTCATAAGATCCTCGTATTTCAGAGAACCCACTGAGACGCGCAACATCTGCTAGCAGGCTAACGTATGTGTACTCTATAGTATTCATATACTTGGTCTATACCAATGTGCCTTCCTGTTACTGTTCAAGTTGCTGTAACAGCGAGAAGATTACTTCTCGCCGGCAACGACATCTGCCACGAAATCAGCATCTGCGACGGCGGCCTTAAAGGTCGCAATCACAGTGTTGACATCCGTGGAGGACGCGAGACCAGGGACGCTGATGACGAAATGCATCGAAGTATTGTACTTCGTGCCTGTCGTCGCATCGATGGCCACGCGCTCAACACGAGCAGTGAAACGTTGACCAGGTACTTTCGTAGCTGAGTCAATGTAATCTTGGGATTGAATCCGCAAGAGGTCCGGGGTATTTATACCTCGGGTAACACTGCCGCGCTCCGATTCGCCTTTGGCGTCGAAGCGCTTGTTGAACACGATGCTGTTGAATGTCAGGTCGGCATTCATTGTATATGTTAGTTAACTGCGCATTTTAGGAATACGCAAACCGGTGGTCGGTGGACGGCTATTAAACCGTTCTTCTTGCCATACTACTTCCCATGACAAAACGTCGTAGAAAGCAACCAAAGAAGTACTCGTTGGGCAAACTAGGGCTTTTGGCCTTAGAATTGGTCTTATTAGTACTTAATCGTAGGCGCTAAGCCTAGATCGGCGTCATATCCGTTAGGATACGACGCAAATCGTGAAGTATGGTCGACCAGCACGTTTCGCACTTTAGCCCTTGCGGTTAGCAAGGATTTGGGTGAGCAGAGCTACCGATATGGCAGCCTGATTCTTTCCGAATCGTGGTGCTAAGACAGGCAAGTCGCCTGACATAGTCACAAGAGACCTCTCGTAGTGAGAGTAACCCTCTGTACCGCAAGGACCCGTCCACAGCTGATTCTCCATGTCACACGTTGAGTGTAACGTGAGGAATGTATCTGTGGCTAGGTGATAGCTAAGAGACCTCGTGAAGGAGACGACCTCGTAAGGCTTAAAGCCAACTAAGTTGTCGACTCCACGGAGAGCTCCCCGAACGTCAACAAACCAATCGAGCACAAAAGAGAAGGGAATCCTCTCGTATGCAAGACTGGCTGGTGAAGTAGCGAACCGAGACAGTGCAAAATCCAATGCCTTGAAGGTATCGGTTTTGAACGGCTTCGGCTTAACTACCAGAACATATCGCACAGTAGGCGCCTTAATACAGCGCCCTTGACCTTCAAACGTCCACCAAGGATGTCCAGAAGTGGACAGATTTGGCGGCCATTTGCCCTCTGCCTTATTAGTGGCATTGGACCAGATCACCGGCACTACGGCGTGAGCCGAGAACCGTTGATTTGATTGGTTACTGTGACGATCGTAGGCCTTTTTGATAGAAGGCAGAAAGCTCCAGATGTTATGAAGGTCATTCAAGATTGGCTTTATGCCAAACTTCCATGCCAAATAACCGCCGGACAACTGCTTCAGAGAAGTGCGCATGCCCACACCGCGATCGCCACGTCGTATAGACTTGGCAACGGTGAGAATGCTGCGCAAACTCGGAACTATCTGATTAGCTTCGACAAGATTGAGGAGCACATCAGCTTTTAGCTGACTAGCTTTCTCAATGACATCGTTCTTTAACTTTGTCTCGATGCCATAATCGTAAGAGCCTAATAGCCAGTCAGGAGGAAGGTCACTTAGACCTGGCGGAGTTAATGTATTCTGCCAGTTCCAAGGAGAGCCGAGACCCACATTGTAGGTCATCTTCTCATGTTGCTCCCAGTTGACGAACGTTGAATAATCGTTCACCTCCTGGATTGCGTATCCTTTCTCATGTCCAGTACCGGGGCCGCTCGCACCTTGCTTGAACACCTCAGGGCCACGCTTGATTTCGCGTGACATCTTACGGTGAACGACTTGATGCGGGCGTCCTTTACCTGTACCGCCTGATATGGCCTCCTTTAAGGTGACCGTATTAGCAGCATAAGGACCGATGTTAGTGGGAGTCAGTGCTAAATCATTAGAACAACTTATATGCTTATGCGTATAAGGCTGACTAGGGATGAAGACTGACTCACTGACTACTTCGCGTCTGCGAGTTTTCATTGGGTTAAAGATCCTAC